TTTGCCAGGTCTGTAGTTAAAGTGCAATCCAAATTATCTTGTTTTAGCCAAAAATTATCAGGGTTTAGGGGGTAGATTCAGTTTAAATAAACCTCTAAGTCCCACTTCAAACATACAAGCATACTTGGACACCAATATATCTAACGCCAAAGGTAGTGGATTGACGGGTAGGGGCACGGGATTTGGAGTGAACTTTTCAAAACAATTTGATGAGGGTGGTGAGATTGGCTTGTATGCCAACATTCACAAGAAGAAAGAGCGCATTAAACGTGAAAAGGCAGAGGGTAAACCTGTTGAGCGTATGCGTAAACCCGGCACTAAGGGTGCTCCAACAAAACAAGCTTTTATTAAGTCTGCTAAAACAGCCAAAAAATGAGTACATCAGGCACAACATCGTTTGACATGGACTTCACCGAGGTGGCTGAAGAGGCGTGGGAGCGTGCCGGTAGGGAAATGAGAACAGGTTATGACTTGCGAACAGCTCGCAGATCAATGAACCTAATGACTATTGAGTGGCAAAATCGTGGTATTAACATGTGGACAATTGAGCAGGGTTCTTTTACCTTGACTCAGGGGCTAAACACCTACCCTTTGCCTACAGATACCATTGATTTGTTAGACCATGTCATTAGAACCAATGCAAACAGTACAAGTAATCAATCAGATCTGACGATTACCAGGATTAGCGTATCAACTTATGCTACGATTCCTAACAAATTAACTCAATCCAGACCAATTCAGGTGTGGGTGCAGCGTTTATCTGGTGAATCTAACCCTTTATATGATCAAACGGGTGTGGCAGTTACCCTTTCTTCGTCAATAGGCACTACAGATACCACAATTACCATCAGTTCTACGGTAAATTTAGCTGCCCAAGGCTACATTACCATAGACAGCGAGACCATTTACTATCAATACATATCTGGTAACCAGTTAATTAACTGTTCTCGTGGACAAAACAATACAACGGCAGCTACACATGCCGCCAATGCAGCAATTAATGTAGCTCAACTACCAGCAGTCACTGTTTGGCCTACTCCAGACGGGTCTCAGACTTATACATTTGTTTATTGGCGCCTTAGAAGGGTTCAAGATGCAGGTGGTGGTGTAAGTACCTCGGACATGAATTTCAGGTTCCTACCCTCATTGGCTGCTGGCCTAGCCTATCACATAGCAACCAAAGTCCCTGAGCTGGCTCCTAGGATTGACATGCTAAAAGCGCAATATGATGAACAATTTAACTTAGCCGCTGGTGAAGATCGAGAAAAAGCAGCCATTCGGTTTGTACCAAGACAGCAGTTTATTGGCGGGGGTAGTCCTTAATGGGTAATCGCTTCGCTTCTGGCAAGTATTCGATTGCCGAATGTGATCGATGTGGGCAAAGGTACAAGCTAAAACAGTTGAAGTTTGAGGTCATAAAGACTAAACTATATCAACTGAAAGTATGCGATGAATGCTGGGACCCAGATCAGCCACAGTTGCAATTGGGCATGTTTCCTGTTGATGATCCACAAGCGGTTCGTCAACCTAGGCCAGATCTTTCGTATGAGGCTTCTGGATTGGATATTTTGGGTTATCCTGGTGGAGGTTCACGGGATACGCAATGGGGCTGGAATCCTATTGGTGGGTCGTCATTAAATGATAGCGGGTTAACACCGAACAATTTGATAGCGACAACGTATGTTGGAACGGTGACTATTTCTTAGGAGTTGATATGGACAAGAAAACAGTTAAACACATTGCTGACGTAGAAGTACACAAGCATGAAAAGAAGATGCATCATGGCAAAGTTAGTAAACTTGCCAAAGGCGGTATTGCTGGTGTATCAGGTGAATCTATGAAGGTGCAAGGCCGTAATATGGCCAGAGCGAATAATCAAAGGGGTCGATAATGCCTACTCAAATGAAGCCTACAAATAAGAATAGCCCAGCTATTCATCACGCCAAGAATGTAAGTAATGGTTATGCATCAGAGTATGCTGAGCCACATCACATGAATGGCAAGAAGTTCAATGCCAGCGCTATTGAAAACAATCCTGACCATCCAGACATTGGCTTGGCTGTCAAAATGCCTACTCGCCACAACTGGACTCCATTGAATGGCGGGGTTTCTATTGGCAATATGGATGAGGTTAAGTCTACTGGTGAAGAAACCAGGGGTAATGGTGCTGCTGAGCGCGGAAGAATCGCAAGAGGGCCAATGGCTTAATATGTACTACAGTGAATTGGTTACTGCTGTAAACGATTACATCGAGAATAATTTCCCGACGCTTGACCTCAATCGTATGATTGAGCAGACGGAACAGAAAATATACAATACAGTCCAGCTACCCAGTTTACGCAAGAATGTTACCGGTTCAATCACTCCCAGTAATCAGTACTTATCTTTACCAACTGACTTTCTATCGACTTACTCTTTAGCTATTTACCCTACTTCTGGTTATCCAGCTCCTCCTGGCGGGACAAATAGTTACCTATTTTTATTGAATAAAGACGTTAACTTTATTCGGGAAGCCTATCCTAATACAGCGGTAACTGGGCAGCCTAAGCACTATGCTATTTTTGGACCTCAGTCTGGCAATGAATCAGCTTTAACTATAATCTTAGGGCCAACACCTAACACAACTTATACAGCAGAACTTCATTATTATTATTATCCAACTTCAATAATTCAAGCGGCGATAGGATCTTTAACGATTACAAACGCAGGAAGCGGGTATACAGATGGCACTTATTACAATGTTGCTCTTACTGGCGGGACTGGCAATAGCGCTACTGCTACTATTGTTGTTAGCGGTGGGGTGGTCACTTCTGTAACTCTTATTGGAAAAGGTTGTTACTTTGCTTTGGGAGATACTCTATCTGCCGTCATAACGGATGGAAGTGGTCTTGTATTAACTGTAGCATCAATTAATAATTCAAATGGTGAGACTTGGTTGGGTGATAACTTTGATTCAGCCATATTGAATGGTACGTTGTTTGAGGCTGCAACATACATCAAAGCTGATGCGGACATGATTGCTTTATACAAAGGTCGGTATACAGAGGCCATGGCATCCCTCAAGAATTTGGGAGATGGCAAACTCCGTATGGATGCATATCGTGATGGACAGTATAGGCAGCCTGTCGTATGAGTATTATTCAGACCCAAACCACAAGTTTCAAGGCTGAGCTCTACCAGGCTGTCCATAACCTTTTAACGGATACCATTAAGATAGCTTTGTATACGGGTAATGCCAGCTTGGGATATGCTACAACAGTATATTCGAGTACAAATGAAGTGTCTGGAACAGGCTATACGGCCGGCGGGGTAGTAATGACTGGAGTCACAATCAACACCTCTGGCTATGTAGCATATGTTAACTTTAGCAATGTAGTATTCAATGCTGCAGTTACGTCACGATGTGCTTTGATTTACAACGCCAGCAAAGGCAATAAATCAATTTGTGTAATAGATTTTGGATCTGACAAGACATCTGCAAATTTCACAATTACAATGCCAGCCAATACTTCAACAGCAGCGTTAATCAGGAGTTCAAATTGATTATCACAACCACCAAAGGCGACATGGACACTTCATTGTTGGAGCATAGACCAGGCTCTTTAGACAATGACGTTGAGTACACAACATGGGATGAGTATTACCTTGATGGTGAGTTGGTTCACCGTTCTGCTCATGTAACTTTAAAGCAAATGCCGTCCCTCGTTTCGGGTACGGTTGAAACATTCTAAGGACTTAAAATGGCCAATACCCAGAGCATGTGTACTTCTTTCATGGGCGAGCTGATGACAGCCACTCATAACTTTACCACTGGTACAGGTAATACATTCAAAGCGGCGCTGTACTTTGCTTCAGCCACAGTTAATGCGGCCACAACTGCGTACTCTACGACTGGTGAGGTGACTAACACTTCAGGTACGGGATACACGGCTGGCGGCGTGACGGTGACGAATGGCACAAGTCCTACGGCTACCAACTCATCTGCTACGGCGGGCGTGGCTTATTGGACTCCCACTGCGAGCTTTCAATGGACAGCTTTAACAGTCAATACGGCTTTTGATGCTGTATTGATTTACAACTCCAGTGCCTCAAACAGAGCGGTAAGCGTTCACACCTTTGGTTCACAGACCATTACGGCAGGTACGTTTACACTGACAATGCCTTCAAACACGACATCATCTGCACTACTGCGGTTGTCAACAACATAATGTATGGCATTAACATGGGGCTATGGCACTTGGGGTAGTGGAGCTTGGGGTGGTACTCTACCGCTCACAGGAGATCCAGCCTCGGGTAATGTAGGAACAGTTGGCCCCAATATCACCATCGCTTTAACGGGCGTAGGTGGTGTAGGAAATGTAGGGGCAGTCGTAGCGCAAGATTCTGATGCAGATACAGGGGTATTTGCCACAGGCAGTGTAGGGACAGTAGGGCCAAACATTACCAAGGCGCTGACAGGGGTTGGCGGTAGTGGGGCGGTAGGATCGGTTAGTTTCAGTGTATCGGTGAGCTTGACTGGGGATGCGGCATCTGGGTATGCTGGAACGCTCATAGCCACAAATGCACGGGCGCTGACAGGGGTTTTAGGTAGCGGGGCGGCGGGTTCTGTAAATCCTGCCAATAGCTTTGGACTGACGGGGGATAATGTTTCAGGTGCAGTGGGTACGGTGGCTCCCAGCAGTTCCACGGGATTGACTGGCACAAGTGCCACAGGCGCAGTCGGATCGGTTTTAGCGGCATTGAGGGGCGTGACTACCGTAGGGAATGTCGGGTCAGTGGGGCCA